AAACAAAATTATAACCCTAATGAAGCACTTGATAAAGAGTTTGCAACTATATTTGGTAAACAAGTAGCAGAAATAGCAAAGGCGTCAGAAAATAGTCAACAACTTGCTCAGTTATCGCAGTTAGCTCTTCAAGCGTCAGAAAATTATAATACTGGAGCTTTTGCTGAAGCTCGTTTAAATATTACCAAAATGGCTAAATCTCTTGGTATAGTAGATACGATGCGATCTGCACTAGGAGAAGATAGGTTCAACAGGTTCTTTCAGGGAGATTTAGATAATGTAGCTTCTGGTGAATTATTACAATCAGTTGGATCACAATTTGCTATTATGATGGCAGAGGGATTTCCTGGAAATTTAAATCAATCTGAAGTTGACTTGATTATTAAAGCCGCACCAAATATAGGTGTTACACGTGAAGGTCTAAAAACATTAAACGCTGTATTTACTGCCGCAAATAAGAGAGCTCAGTTAGAAGCACAATACTCAAGTGAATTTTTAAAAGACCCAGCAAATCAAGGTCTTGGAGCAGAAGCAAAATACGCTAAATATAATGAGGGGTTACGTGAAATACGTGCCGCAAATAAAGTAATCACAGAAGAAATGGTCAGTGCAATAGAAGCAGAAGCAAAAGCAAAACCAGTTCCAGAGGGTGGTATAGGTATTAAAAAACCAGACGGTGGTTTTGATGTATTAACTGCAACCCAAGCACAAGTTTTTGAAGTTGCTAAAAATAATGACTTAAATGACTTTTTAGCAAAATGGCCAGATCTTACTTCTCAATATCCAGAGTTAGCAGATAATGACGCTACGGCAACTTATCAATTATTAAAAGGTTTTACTAGAGTAAACTAATGGCTATTACTTTTCCAAAAAAAGGTGGGAGTACAACTCCTCAACAAGGTGGTGGTGTTACTTTTCCAAAAACTCAAAGTGCTACACCTGATATAAAATTTACTCCTGGAGGTGCTAGATTTACACCTTTTGGATTAGGAGAGTTTGTTGATCTACAAGATAACACACTTAGTGAAGCTATGCTAGAACAACAAATAGCCGATGATTTGTTGCAACTTGGTTTACCTGATCCTTCAGTAGGTGACTTTGAACCATTGTCTCCTGATATAACTGCCGCTAGAGATGCTGAAATTTTAGCTAATTATAATACGTTTAAGAATGCTGAGATTGATAGAATAGATTCAGTATTGACAGAAAAACTTGGTGATAAGTGGCAAGGATCACGCACCAAAGGTCCAATAGGATTTACTGTTACTGATGGTTTAGTGCGAAGACAAAATGCTGGTACATTTGAAGATAGGCAATTATATTTTAAAAAACATCATCCCGAAGGTAAGTACTCTCGCATACCAACAGGAGGTGGAAAATTTATAGAAGTTTATAGTCTTACACCAGACGGTGATGTTTTTACTGTAGATAATGTAGGGCTTGGTACATTACCTCAAACAACTGGAGCGATTACCGCTAACGTAGGTAATTTCACAACCGTTGGAAGTTTAGTGGGTACTGTTTTTAAACCTTTCGTAGGCACTGCTGTTGGAGCTTCATTAGGGAATTTAATTGATCAGGCTATTGCTGATGAAACTTCTTTAGATAATTTTGAACTTTTACAAGGTCTTGATAAAGGTGATGCGGCTACAATAGGTATAGTAGATGGTATAATAACAAAATTTCTTCCTGTATTAGGAGGTAAACTAAAACAAGGGATCACAGGTGAAACTGGAGCTTCCATTTTAGCTAGAAAAACTTCAGGTCCACAGGCATTAAAAGCTCAACAAGCCGCAGAAAGATTAGGGTTGCCTTTATTTGGTGCGGCACAATTAGCGAGTGATAATAAATTGATTCAAGCCGCATTTACTCAAACCGCTGGAACATCTAGTATTCCTGGACGACTGATAAATAAACAACAACGAGCATTGTTTGAAAGATTAAAACAAAAAGCGCAAAGTGATTTTGACTCTTTTACAGCAGAAGAATTAAGCACCTATACAAAACTTCAACAAGATGAATTAGCAGAGCAAGTATACCAACTTGTCGCTAATAAATTTGGTGGTACTTTACCAGAAGGTATGACATTAGAGGGTATTGAGCGTGGTATAAGAGATTCAGCTAGTAAACTACAAGTATCTCATAATGAGCTTATTGATGAGGCCTATAAAAAAGCTTTTAATACTGCTGGTTCAGATAGAGTTGTATTTGATCTTACACCTTTAAAAAGTATAGCAAGAGATATACAACTTGGAACACAAATAAGAACAACCCCAAAACGAGTAAACAAAGCTGGTAGGGCTATCGATGCACAAGGGAAGTTAATACCAACACCTACAACTCGTGCTGAAGGTGAGTTAAGCGGTGAACTTAAAGAAATTACAAATGCATTAATTAATGTGCTTGACCCAAAAGTTTCCAAGCTCGTTGTAAAAGATCAAGGTAAGAAAAAAAGTTTTGATGCATTAAGTCAGCTGAAAGGTTTGCGTGATAGAGCAAGTAGATTGATGAATGACCAAAATGATTCTAAATCTGCAAAACTTATTGTCGACGCTATAGATGAAATTTTAGAGAATCCTGTCGGTGGTAGTAAAGAGTTTTTAAAATTTTATGATGAAGCAAAAACATTAGTTAAACTTAAATCTGATACTCTTAATGCTTCTAATATTGCAAGTATGTTTTCTCGTAAATCTGATGTAATGCCAAACGAGCTTGCAGAAAAATTTTGGACAGGTCAATTTACTTCTAAAGATTGGGATTATTTTACTAAAATGGCAAAGGGAGCGGCTGGTAATAAACCAGATGCTAAAATAGCCGCACAACAATTAATAGCAGATGTGCAAGATGGTTTTATAACATGGTTATATCAAAATCCAGCTAAGACACAAGAACGAATACGGACTATTATGGAAGCAGATAGCGATTTATTTGAAAAAATAGTTCCTAATGTTGGTGACCGTAAAGCCTTAGCGAATATTTCTCAGAAATCTTCTTGGTTACAATCAGATGGTGTACAAGCCGCTATGAAGCGTGATATGACAGTGGGTGAAAGAGCGTTAAAAGCAATTGAATCAATGACCGAAAAAGAAATGATTAACTTTATTAATAAAAATGGTGGTATTGATGGTAAAGCCGCTACGCAAATGCGAGCGGCTGTTTTTAATAGAATATTAGAGAGAGTTTCAGACCTTGATAAACAAGATCTTAACATAGTAGATGTTAAAAAGTTACGTGACCAGTTTAATTACCTTTTAAATTTTAATCAACAAGAAGGGTACGGTAGTTTTAAACCTTTGTTCCAATCAGCTACAGTAAAAAATGATATCCCTACTTATGATGGGAAAACTAACGAGTACATCAAAGATTTGATGGACAATAGACTTTATGCATCTTTTCTTGCTGGTTTTCAAGTAGATGCGGGAGGTCAAATACAAGCGGCCGCATCTATAGCTGGTTTAGCAAAATTAGAGTTTCAGGCATTTAAAACTATTTTTACAAATAATATCATGGCTAATATTTTTGCCAGTCCACCTTCAGTCTCTCAGTTAAAAAAAATACATGGTGGGGGTGCTACAACGGCGACACGAAGGTTTTGGAATAGACGCAAAGGAAATGTATTCGCTAATATTTTGGGTCAGTTAGGTGATAAATTTAGTAAAGATGTGGAAACACCTAAAGAAGAAGTTGAACGCACAGGTCAACCTCCACAAATGGGAGATGATTTAAGTGAACCCACAGCTAGTGTTTTACCTTCAGTTACACCACAGCCCCCCACCTTACCTACACAAACAGCTGGATTAAACATACCTCCGCTACCTTTGGCATCTACTCCCACTCGATCAGGAACAAATTACGATTCATTGTTCCCACGTGATGATATAGGTAGTGCTATCGCAAATAGAAACAGATCAGGAATAATGGCATTAACATAATGAATATAAAAAAATTACAAGCAGAGCTAGAACTAGACGAGGGTTGCAAGTATGAAATATACTTGGATCATTTGGGTTATCCCACTTTTGGTATTGGTCATCTTATACGTGATGATGATCAAGAGCATGGACAACCTGTTGGAACAGTGGTCTCAAAAGATAGAGTATCAGAATGCTTCACTCGCGACATCGACGTGGTGCTCAAAGACTGTGAGGTCATATTCCCCGCTCTTCAAGCATTGCCCGATGAAGTCCAATTAATCATAGCAAATATGATGTTTAATTTAGGAAGACCAAGATTTAGTAAATTTAAAAAATTTATAGCGGCTATCAATAATCGAAACTGGCAAGAGGCCGCAGATCAAATGGTTGATTCAAGATGGTATAATCAAGTTCCAAACAGAGCGCAACGTCTTGAACAACGCATGAGAGCAGTTACCTAAATGGTTGATCCAGTATCAGCAATGGCGATTGCTGGAGCGGCTTTTTCTGCACTAAAAAAAGGTGTATCAATAGGTCGTGATATTGAAAGCATGGGTAAGGATTTATCACGGTGGATGTCGGCGGTATCAGATATAGATCGTGCTCACCATGAAGCAAAAAACCCACCAATATTTAAAAAGATATTTAATGCTAAAAGTGTTGAAGAAGAAGCGATTGAGCTATTTACGCAAAAGAAACAATTAGAAAATCAACGTGATGAGTTACGTAAATTAATTAGTGCGATGTGTGGTCCAAATGCTTGGCAAGAATTGTTACGCATGGAAGCAGATATTCGTAAACAAAGAAAAGAAACATTATACGCTCAACGAGAAGCAAGAAGACATTTTATAGAAATAGTAAGTATAATATTTTTGATACTTACAGTATGTGGGTTTTTCATATTTTTATTCTATCTTTGGTATAATAGGAGTAAGTTTTAAATAATCCAATCCCTAAAATCTTCCGCTAATACCTGACTTGCTATATTAATCTTATTACGTAGTGCTTTTAATACACGTTCATCTGTAGTGTTCTCAGCTATAATATCTATATAAGTTACTTTACTAGTTTGACCTATACGATGTGCTCTATCCTCGCTTTGTAATCTAACTTCTAAATCAAAATTATTGCTATAATATATAACAGTCTTAGCTTGTGTAAGAGTTAAACCATACCCACCTGTTCTTGGTTGTCCAACAAAATAATTTAGTGGACTGTCTGGGTTTTGGAAAATATTTACGATCTCCTGCCGTTGGTTACTTTCTGTCTCACCATAGTAAGTAGCCACAGTATTTTCACCATACTTATCAGCTATTGCTTTTTGTATAGAGATAATATCATGTGTAAATGTAGCCCAAATTATTACTTTACCATCTGTCTCTTCTAGTATGGACATAAGCTCAGGTAGTTTTGCTGAATCAAATATTTTCATAACACCATCGTCAGTTTTTACATGTCCAGAGCAAACTTGTTGCATACGTAACAGTTGAGTAAGTATAGTATCAGTAGTAACATTACCTTCTTTCATCATGGCAAGTGCAAAACTTTTTAAACTATCATATACAGACCTTTGTTCTTTTGTGAGTTCTACACTACGTTTTACATACACTTTATCTGGTAAATCCAAACAATCTTCTTTTTTAACTCTGAAACTAAATTTTTCTAATAACGAGTTTAATTTTTGTAAATTCCTGTAGCCTACCACTTGATTAAAACTATGCGCTCCCATAGTTCTACGTTGTACTACTGCATACTCATGCTGGAAACTAAAGAAACTACTATGACCTAATAACCACGGATCAAGAAACTCACACTGTGAATACAAGTCCAGAGGGCTATC